AGGATATTGTAATGTGACAGCTGCGATAGATGCAGTACAATTTAAATTTAATACAGGCAATATAGACGCTGGAGATATTTGCCTTTACGGAATTAATTAATCATGATAGATAAAAACAAAGGAGAAAACTATGCCAAGATATCATAATATAAATGGTGAGAGAGTACAGTTTACGGCTGCAGAGGAAGCCGCTAGAGATGCTGAGGAACAAGCATGGGCAGATGGTGCTGTAGGAAGAGCACAAGCTGATCTTAGATCTAGAAGAAACCAGCTTTTAGCTGAGACTGACTTCTATGCTTTATCTGATGTTACCATGTCAGATGACATGAAAACGTACAGACAGGAGTTAAGGGACCTGCCTGAGGGTAAAGACACTGTTGAAAAATGTCAAAACGTTACATGGCCTACTAAACCATAGGTAATTTATTATGTTGCAAAAAGTAAAATTTGCACCTGGATTTAACAAACAAGTTACATCAACAGGTGGTGAAAGCCAGTGGGTTGATGGGGATAATGTTCGTTTTAGATATGGCACACCTGAAAAAATTGGTGGTTGGTCACAATTAGGGTCTGTTCAGATTACAGGTAGAGCTACAGCTATTCATCACTTTGTAAATACATCAGGTATCAAGTATGCTATCTTAGGAACAAACAGAATTTTATATGCATACTCTGGTGGTATCTTTTACGACATACATCCCATCAAAGCGACAACATCTTTATCAAATGCTTTTTCTACAACTAATGGATCAAAAACTGTAACGTTAACTTTTGCATCAGCACATAATATAAATAAATTTGATATAATATTATTAGATACTTTTACATCTATAACTAACTCTGGTTTTGTGTCTGGTGATTTTACTGATAAAAAATTTATGGTAACATCGATACCAACAGATACCACTCTTACAATAGAGATGGAAGAAAATGAATCTGGATCTGGAGCAACAACATCAGGTGGTATTAGAGTTCAACACTACTATCCTGTTGGACCAGCAGTTGAGGTTGCATCTACAGGTTGGTCCCTTGGATCATGGGGCGGGCAACAAGCAGGTCAATTCACATCTACATTATCCTCATCAATAAATGCGAGTGTAACAAGTTTAACGATGGCTAGTTCATCTTCTTTTCCATCATCAGGTACAGTGTTGATTGGAACAGAACTAATTACTTATACAGGGAATGACAATAGCGGAACGTTATCTGGTTTAACCAGAGGTGCCTCAGGAACAACAGCAGCAACACATTCATCTGGAGCAACAGTAACAGATGCATCAAACTTTTTTGCATGGAACGCTGCACCATCAGGAGATATTGTAACTGCACCGGGTTTATGGTCGTTAGATAATTTAGGTAATAAACTTATTGCAACTATTAATGGTGGTGAAAGTTTTGAGTGGGACTCTAACCCTACAGGAGCAAACAATACTAGGGCAACTATTATAACAGGTGCACCAACAGCTTCTGCATTTAGTTTAGTTTCTACACCAGACCGTCACTTAATATTCTTTGGTACAGAGACAACTATTGGAACCAAATCCACACAAGACCCAATGTTTATAAGATTCTCTTCTCAAGAGGATATTAATACTTACACACCTTCAGCAACTAATACTGCTGGTACACAAAGACTTGCAGATGGATCTAAATTAGTCGGAGCGATCAGAGGTCGTGATGCAATTTATATATGGACAGACACTGCATTATTTATCATGCGTTTTGTTGGTCCACCATTTACATTCTCATTTCAACAGGTTGGTACAAACTGTGGATTGATTGGACAGAATGCAGCTGTTGAAGTTGATGGTACAGCTTATTGGATGTCAGAGAATGGTTTTTTTAGATACACAGGTAAACTAGAATCATTACCATGTTTGGTTGAGGACCATGTTTTTGATGATATTAACACCACACCTAAACAACATATCAACGCTGGATTAAATAACTTGTTTGGTGAAGTTATGTGGTTTTATCCAAACTCTGGTTCTGGTGTTGTAAATAGAATGGTTGCATATAATTATCTAGACTCAAGTCCCGAGCGACCAGTGTGGACCACAGGCACACTAGCAAGAACAGCATGGGAAGACTCTGCTATATTTGGTAAACCACATGCAACAGAATATGATGAGAGCGCAGAAACAGCTGATACAGATGTTAACTATGTGCATGGTAATACTGATGGAGCTTCAACATATTACGAACATGAGACAGGTTTGAATCAAGTTAAACTAGGACAAACCACTGCTATCACAGCAAATATACAATCAGGAAGTTTTGATATTGGCCAACAAGGTTTACAAGGTGATGGTGAGTTTATGATGAAGATAAGAAGAGTCATACCAGATTTTTTATCACAGACAGGTGATGCAAGGGTTACTTTAAATTTACGAGATTTTCCAAACGATACTGCAGCTAGTTCTACATTAGGGCCATTTACAATATCTAGTGGCACACAAAAAATAGATACAAGAGCTAGAGCAAGAGAAATATCTTTGAAAGTAGAAAATACTAGCACAAGTCAGTTTTGGAAACTTGGAACATTTAGAATAGACTATCAACCGGACGGTAGAAGATAATGCCATTAAATAAAAAAGGTAAAAAGATAATGAAATCTATGAAAAAACAATATGGTAAAAAACGTGGTGAACAGGTTTTTTATGCATCGTTAAATAAAAAAACAATTAAGGGAGTTAAAAAACGTGGCTAGAATAGTACAGGCACTAACACAACCAGCAGAAGAATACGATCAACAAATACAACAATCGTTTGTTAGAGATGTGGATAGTATTGTGCAAAAATTAAATACTACCTATCAACAAGATTTAAAAGACGAGGCGGAGGCGGAGGCTTTTTTCTTTGGCTAATTCATTTGTAAATAAAAAAGTAGATTTAACAACTACATCAGCTACGACACTATACACAGTGCCAACAGCAACAACTGCTATTGTAAAGTCTATATTAGTATCTGAAGACTCTGGTAATGCAGATACCATAACAGTTACTATTACAGATACTAGTGATAATGTATTTAGTTTATTTAAGACAAAATCTATATCCGCCAATGGCACAACAGAATTACTATCAGCCCCTTTAGTATTAGAGGAAAGTGAGATACTAAAAGTGACTGCTGCAACAGCAAATAGACTACATGTGGTCCTTTCGGCCCTACAATCCAAGCCGAGAGAGGTTACAACATAGTCTTGATTTACTCGTAAAAAACGAGTAATAGTATAAATTCAGGTGTAAACCCTGCCTTTTTAATATAACTAAAATTTAATATATATGATTAATAGAGCAAAAATGCCAAGACAGATGTACGGACTAGGTAGCCTAGTTAAAGATCGTATTAGAAAACTTATACCAAATGAACTTGCAAGTGTAGCTGTTAAAGCTGCACCATTAGTTGCACCATTTAATCCTGCTGTGGCTGGGTTGATGAGAGGTATAGGTAGATTCGATCAGAGAGGTAGTATTAGTGATGCACTAAAACAAGGTGTTGGAACTTTTGGTTTAGGTGTTGGTGCTAGATTTTTAGGTGGTCAAAGAGGAATGGAAAATTTAACAGGTGGTTTTACTAGAGATAGTTTTACTTCTCCATTAAGTCCAGAGAGAACACAACAGTTTACTAGTTTGTTTGACAAGCAAGCAGTTGATAAAGAATTTACTAGACCAAGTATAAGAGATGTGACTGAGGATAAAAGTTTATTATCAAAAGCAGGAGATATAATAACAAAAGCTATTAAGAAATTACCAGATGGGGTTGCAGCACAACTAGCAGCAGGGGGTATTACTGCAGGTGCTTCTTTGTTAGCAAGTTATTTTCAAGGAGAGTTTGAAGAGCAACAACCTGGTGAAACTGTTGCAGAGTATATGCAAAGAAGAAAAGAATATGTAGGACAACAAATGAGAGTGTACATGGATAATTATTTTGCAAATGACCCAGAATATATGAAACTAGATGAAGCAGGTAAAGATGCACTTGTAGCTAGATATAATCTTAACAAAGGTGGTATGCCAACAGGTATCATGAGAACAAATAAAGCTGGAGTCAAGGAAAGAGATTACAGAGAGACAGGTGGATTTGTGCCTGTAGGCGTAAAAGAAAAAGCAGACGATGTGCCTGCTATGTTATCAAAAAATGAGTTTGTTATGACAGCAGATGCTGTAAGAGGAGCTGGTGGTGGTAGCATTGAAAAGGGAGCACAAAAGATGTATGATACCATGAAACGATTGGAGAAAAGGGTAGTATAATGGATAAAGAAATGAAAATGGCTTCTAACCTTGAAAATGAAAGGTTATTAGAACAACTTTACGAACAATTTTTAGAAGAGGGTTTTTCTCCAGAAGTGGCTGCAGAAAAAGCAAGAGAAGAATTTAATAGAAGAGATTTTGCAGGCGCTATGGGCGGCAGAGTATCAAAACAGACTGGCGGTATAACAGAATCAAGAGTCTTACCACCAGAATTTTTAGAAGCAGCACAGAAAACATTTTTAGCAGATCTTACGAGACAAGCTGGATTACCAACTGTTACAACTGCAACAACACAACAACCTGGTGAGACTGCAGAACAATTTGCAGCAAGACAAGCACAGGCACAACAATTTAATATCACAAGAGCTGGTATGGCAGAGGTTGCACCACAAGTTGCAGCTGAAACAGCATTGCAACAACAGGCTAGAGGCATGGCTAGTGGTCTTGGGTCCTTTCAACCATTCTTAACTAAAGCTACAACTGCAGCAGATGCAGCAACAGCACTAACAGGAACAGGTGCAGGCACAGGAGCGGGATCTATAGAGTCTTATAGATCACCTTTTCAACAACAGGTTATAGATACAACATTAGCAGAGTTTGATAGACAAGCTCAGATTAGAAGAAACGAACAAGCTAAACGAGCTCTAGGTGTAGCGGGTGCATTTGGTGGCGGCCGTGAAGGTGTACAAAGAGCCGAGTTTGATGCAGCAAGCGACAGGAATCGAGCGGCTTTACAAGCACAACTATTACAAACAGGTTTTGAAAGTGCAGCATCAAGAAGACAACAAGATCTTGCAAATCAAATAACTCTATCTAATCAACAAAGAGGATTAGGTGCAGCAGCACAAGATTTTGCAAGAGCACAGATATCTGGTCTTGGAACATTAGGTGCAGCACAACAGGCACAACAACAAGCAGTGTTAGATGCACAGAGACAAGCAGCACAATTAGCTGTTGATGATCCAAGAAGAAGATTAAGTTTATTAGGAACTGGTATCACATCAATAACACCAGGTGCAGGAACAGTGACTTTACAAGAAGCACCAATGGCAGCAGCAGCTAGTCCATTAACACAAGCACTAGGTTTTGGATTGATGGGTGCTGACATATACGGAAGAATATTTGGAAATAGAGGATAATGGCTAGAGTTTTAAAAAGACCAATGTTTAGAAGAGGTGGGTCCACTAATGATGGTATCATGTCTGGACTTGTTGATAGAGAAGAAAAATCTACTGGTGATCTTATTGGTAGAGCAAGAGAACTTACACCTGAATTAGAATCATTATTAAGAGAGTTTACACCTAGAACAAGATTACCACTTGGTGCGGTTGGCGCTGCATTAGTAGGAGGGACACCTATAAGAGATGCACTAACAGCTGGTTATACAGATTTTGCAAAAAGAGATGATGCAAGAGAGGCAGCTATTAGAGGCGGTGCTGCAAAATTAGGTATTAGTCAAGCTATGAAAGAAGCACAACCTAGTACAAATATTTTAAAAAATAGAAGAACAGCTAGAATAAATTTAGAAGCAAAACTTGGTAGAGGTAATTTTACAGAAGAAGATGTAATTAAAGAAACAGCAAGATTAAATAAACTAGATGAGGCTGGTAAAGATCCTAGTTTAAAAAGATTAATTGCAAGTAGAGAAAGTGTTTATTTAGGTCAATATGGTGATGGTAGTAAGGCAAGGAATCACGCATCATTTGATTTTAACGTTGCACCACAAATATCGAAAGCTGGTAAAGTTCCAAAAGGTAGAATTAAATTAAAAGATGGTGAATATCAAACTAAACGTAAAACACCGGGTGTTTACATAGATGTAGATAATGGTAAAGTTATAGAGATTACCGCAGAACTTGAAGCAATAGAATTACCAGAATTTACAGCATTATTATAGGAGGTTAGATGGCTGAAGATATAGATGCGTTTGGCTACTTTGACCTTACCCCACAAGAACAAAGTTCAGAGACAAGTGCAATCACAGCAGCGATGGCAGGTATTGTATCAGGTGTAATAAAAGTACCTGAAGGTGTTGTATCTCTTGGTGCAGAGTTAATAGACCTAGGTTTTGACACAGATCTTGCTGCTAAAGTAGAGGTAGCATTTGATAGATTTAATATTTTTGAAGAGGTGGCTGATGATAGAGCCATTGGTAAATTAGCAGAAACAATAATACAGATAGGTGTTCCAGGTGGTATAGGTTTTAAATTAGCTAGTAAAGCTGTCAAAGCAAAGAAAGCTGGTAATTACATGGATGCAACAGGTGGCAATCTACAAAAAGCTACAAAGAAAGCAAACGACTATAATAAAACATTAGGTAGAAAAAAATTTGTAGCTGGTATGGCTGGCGGTGTAGGTGGTGAAGCCTTTGTTGCAAATGTAGAAGATATAGGAAGTTTTGGTGATGTGTTTGAAGCTGGACCTACACAACTAGAAGAAACCACAGATGAAGGTGGTAGAGAAGATGCTGGCAGAAAATTAATGAACAGATTAAAGTTTGGTGCAGAAAGCCCAGTAACTTTATTGTTTGGTTATGGTGCAGGCAAAGCAATCAAAGCAGCTGTACAACGTGGTAGAAGATTAGAGTTTAGTAACTCTAAATTAGATCAACATTTTAATAAAGTATTTTCTGCATTAAGAGCGAGAGGTGCAAAACCACAAGAAGTATTTGAAGGCAAGATGGCAGAAAAAGGTGCAACCATGGCTGATACTAATAGAGCCATGGAGTTGGTAAAAAATATAGATAGACAAGTTGATACTATCTTTCCAACTTTTAAATCTTTGTTTGATAAGACTGCAGAAAAAAGAAGAGCTGATATATACAAAGGATTAAATGATGTATTGTTTTCTGATAATATAGGTAAAAAAATATCACCTAGTAAATCTGCACCTATATATAAATTATTAAAAGATAATGGTGCAAAAGATGAATCTATAAAATCAATCTTTAGTTCTCTAAATGGTGCGAGAGAGACGTTTTCTAATTTAATTAATCTATCATCTAATGCGCCAAAAGATGTAAAAACATTACAATCTTTGATGGGTAATAGAGTAAAAGATTATCTTGGAAACACATATAGAATATTTGAGGATAATTCTATTTTACCCTATATGAGATATCAACCAACAGAAGAAGCTATCAAAAATACACAAAAATTTTTTAAAGATTATGCAGCTAAAAATGGTAAAAAAATTACAGATTTTCAGGCAGAAACCATGGTCAATACTGTTATTAAATCAGCACAAAAACAAAAAGGACCTCCAGGTTTACCTTTTAAATATGTTGATGATACAGCTGCAGATGAAGGACCAGAGCTAGATAAATTTTTTAAAAATATATTAACAGATCAGATTAGTCCAACACGTATTCTTGCAGAAACAAAAGGTAAAGATAAAGCTACAATACAAGCATTATTTGGTAAGATAGAGGATCCTAGGTTTTCTATCTACAATAGCATGACAAAATTATCTGCTATAGCTAGAAAAAATGAATTATTTGAAAGACTTGCAAAACAAGATGAAGCTGTACAAAAAGCAGTTACAAAAAATACACCTGCAGGTGCGAGAGGTTTCTTTTTTGATGATCCAGTAAAAGCATCAGCAGCTTTACCTAATCAAGACATAGTAGAATTAGATAAATATCTTTTACCATTTTTTAAAGATGAGTTTACTGTTAATCCACTAGCAGGTAAGTTTACATCAAAAGCAATAGCTGAAGGATTAGGAGATTCATCAAGAGCTTTACAATTTTTATTTGAACCAAGACCAGGAGCTACGGGTGTAGAAAAAGGTCTGACATGGGGATATCGTAACTTAGTTTTGTTTCCAAAAGCATTATCACAAGTAGCAAAAACAATACTTGCACCAGTAACACATTTTAGAAATTTATTTTCTGCAACAGGATTCTCTGCAGCAAATGGTATATTTTTTGAAAATCCTGCAGTTGTAGGTAGAGCTTTTGCAGACGCTTTTGCACCATTACAAACAGGAGCACCAATAAAAAGAGCATTAGGCAAAGTAACAGGTGTAGGTTTTGATGAGGCAGCTGCAAATCAAAGATATAGAAAATTATTAGATCTTGGTGTTGTAAACTCACAAGTGCAACTTGGTGATGTAAAAAATCTTTTACGTGATGTTAGATTTGGTGAAAATTTAAATCTTGCAAAACCATTGGAGTCTATGATGAAAAAACTTACTGCTGGCACCGGTAGAAAAGCAAAAGCTTTTATGAAAGGTGCAGAAGATTTATATACAGCGGAAGATGATTTATTTAAAATAGCTAACTTTGCTGTTGAGAGACTACGTTTAAAAAATGCTTACACTGCAGCGGGTAGAAAATTTACAGATGATTTATTAGATAATCAAGCAGCAGATATTGTAAGAAATACAGTGCCTAACTATGCATATGTATCTGACACTGTCAGAGCATTAAGACGTTTACCACTCGGAACATTTATGTCGTTTCCATCAGAGATATTAAGAACAACAACTAATATTGCACAAAGAGCAATAAAAGAGATAAAAGACCCAGCGTTAAGAAACATAGGTATTAAAAGATTAATTGGTTTAGGCACGGTCATGTATATTGCACCAAATGTTGTGCAGTCAGGATTTCAAATACTTAATGATGTTACCAATGAACAATTACAAGCGTTAAAACAATATCTTCCACAATGGTCAAAAAATTCTACAATCTTACCCATCAGAACAAAAGAGGGTGAGCTTAAATATATAGATTTTAGTCATGGTAATGCATATGATGTAGCAACAAGACCTATACAAACATTAATTAATGAGGTGCAAAAAGGTATTACCGATGAAGAAGTATTAATGAAAGGCGTATTACGTGGCATGGCACAGGCAGCAGCTGAGCTTTCATCACCATTTATATCAGAAGCTATTTATACAGAGGCTGCACTAGATATTATTGCAAGAGAGGGTAGAACCAGAGAGGGTAGACAGCTATACACAGAAAAAACACCTACCGGTGAAAAAATAAAAATTATTACAAACCATTTAGCACAAGCAATGCTACCTTTTTCATATCAACAGATCAATAGATTGTATCAAGCTGCAACAGGCAAGCCATCCAAACGTGGTGAGTTTTTTGAGTTACCAGATGAGTTGCTAGGATTTGCGGGATATAGAGCAGTAAAAGTAGATCCTGTAAGATCGATGGGTTTTAAAATAGCAGATTATCAAAGAGGTGTCAGAGAATCTAGACAATTATTTACAGGTGGTGCAGAATCAGTTTTAAGAGGTGGGCCTAAAACTGCAAGAGATGTTATCGAAAGATTTATTGCAGCTAACAAAGCTAAATTTAACACGGATAAAGAGATGTTAAAAAATATACGAGCTGCAGAGATTTTAGATACAGACATGGATGATATTAGAACAGAGTTTAGTGAAAGAGGTTTAAGTAATGTTTATAATAGATTAGATAATGATATATTTAAACCATACTTTCCATCAGAAAATATACAAAGGGAGTTTAGACAGATTGCAGAAAATATAGACATGGATAATCCATTCGAAGAAGCAAGAGATGTGTTGTTAGATATACAAGATGATCTAAGAGATTTATCTTTTGATGATATGTTTGACATAGATATAGAACAATATCTACCATCTTACGATCAGGTATCAGCAGTGCCACAAACACCTGCTATAAATCCAGCTGTCGTGCAACCAGTTCAACAAGTATCTGTATCACAGACAGGATTAACACCTACAGAACAAGCGTTGCTTTCACCTGAGGAACAGGCTATAAGATTAAGACAAAGGGGAATGGCATAATGGCAATAGGAGATCAAGTAAAAGAAGGAATACTAAATTTAGCCGATGATACTTTAAATCAGCAAAGAACTCCATTATCTGATCTTAGATCAATATTAGTGAGAGATGCTACTAAAGTAGATCCAAGTTTTGATATAACAGGAGCTAGAACACAAACTGCAACGAGACCAGAATTATTAGCTGCAGTGCCAGAATTTTCTGGATTTGAATTTGACCCTACACAAAGAAGTTATGTTGAAGATTTATACGCTCTTTATGCTGGTGGAGTCCCTGCAAAAGACGTAGCAATGGGTGATTCAGCACAAATACCAGGAGCCATAGATACATTGGTTAATGTTGGCGGAGGCGGAAGTGCTATGGATCAACCAGTAGGTGATTCTATTTTAGATACAACACCACAAGATTTTGGACAGAGTTTAGTTGATCAAGGTATTGGTGTTCAAGCAACACCAACTGATCCTGTTGTAGCACCGGGTGAGATGCCATTAACACAAGATGACTTTGATGATTTTAATAAGATAGCAGTAACACCACAAACTTTTGCAGATACAGGTAGAGCAGATTTATTGGATCAAGCTGGTAATGTACCAGGAGTTGGTTTTGCAACAGATTTTTTTCCTGACATAGATACCAATGTAGGGACAGTTTTAGGTAAACCTGGTATTGAACGATTTGATGATGCAGAAGCAGGTATAGATATATTTGAAGACACAGCAACAAGACAATCTGAAACACCGGTTGCGTTTGATAGACCAACAATAGCTGATGTAGCAGGACCTATTAGATTATCTCAACAAGATATTATAGGAACAGATGCGAATGTTGGTTTTATTGATGCACCTGATTTAGAGACAGAAGATATAGATATACAAGGTAATCTTTCTCAATCAGGTATAGATAAAATAAGAAATCTAATACCGGACTTTGATCCTTTAGTAACTGCAGGTAAACTAGCTCTTAACACTTTTGTTGGTAAACCAGTTAGTTTAGTTGTTGATGCTATAGAAGCACTACCATCAGGTATCTCTGATACAACAAATAAAGCTAGAGAGGTTGGACTTTTAGTTGGTGATACCACTGTTACACAAGATAAATATGGAATTAATACTCAATCTGCTTTTGGTAATTATGATAAATATAATATTGAAAGAGTAGAATTTTTAGAAAATAAAGTTAATAAAACACCAAGAGATATTCAAGAACTACAAGAAAGAACTGATTATGTTAATCAAAGAGCAGACATCGATAAAGATCCAACGGGAGATGCGCAAATAGCTGAAGAAACTATAGGCACATTGCCTGAAATTACAGAAGCTAGACAAGAAACAGCAGAACAAATTAAAGAAATAGAAGCACAACCAGTTGTTCAGTCTGGCAGTGATGAGGCTAGAGAACAACAAGATAGAACAGGTGTGGCTAATGTTTCCACTGGAATTGGTGGCAGAGGGTCTGGAGGTTATCAAACTAAATCTGGTGATGTGTATGCAAGTGCTGCGGAGGCCGCTGAAAAATCTGATGGTGGTGGAAACGGCGGCAGTAAAAAAATCGTCTGCACCATGATGAATGAGTCTTATGGTTTTGGATCTTTTAGAAATAAAATATGGATGAAGTTTCACAAAGACCTTTCACCAGAATATCAAAGAGGTTATCATAAACTATTCTTACCATTAGTTAAGATAGCTAAGAAAAATATAATTGTTAAAAAAATTTTAGAACATATTGCAGTGCATAGCACAATAGACATGAGACAGTCTATGAGAGGTAAAACTCACTTATTGGGTAGAATATATAGAAAAATATTATTACCACTTTGTTACTGGGTAGGTAAACATGACTAGAAAATCAGCATTACAAAAAATAGAAGCTCATGAAAAACTTTGTAGAATAATGCAAAGGCAGACCTTTGATCAAATCAAAGAATTAAAAGCACAGATTGTTAGAATAGAAAGATTATTAATTGGTACAGCTGCTTTTATAATAATTAGTTTAATAGATAAAATTTTTTAGATCCAAGCTTTCAACTCTTCACCCATAACCTGACTTGCAATATTAACTTTTTTACGTAAAGCTTTTACAATCCTATCATCGACAGTATCTTCACATATAATATCTATATATGTCATGGGTTTTGTTTGACCAATACGGTCAATACGTGCTTCTGATTGTTGTCTTTTTTCAAGATCATAACCATTAGAATAATAAACCATATTACTTGCAGCTGTGAGTGTGATACCATAACCACCCGTTTGTGGTGTGCCAACAAAGAATCTACATTTATCATCCTCTTGAAAACGTTTTATATTTTTCTGTCTCTCATCCTGTGGTGTTAGACCATAATAATCCACATAACAATCTGGACCAAACTCATCAACTAATGCTTTTGTGATCTGTTTAACATCACTCTGCCAGTGGGCCCATATCACAGCTTTGCCCTCTATCTCACACAACACATCTATCAACTCATCAATACGATTACTTTTTATCTCTTGTGTTGTGCCATCATCTGCTTTGAAGTGACCACAGGTTATCTGTTGTAATCTCATTAATTGTGTCAATGCATTCGCAGTGGTTATCATCTTACCATTTAATATCGCAAGTGCCTCTTTCTTCATCTGTGTATATACTTTATTTTGATCTGGTGTTAACTGAACCACACGTTTCATAAAAGTTTTTTTAGGTAAATCTAGACAATCATCTTTCAACACTCTTTCTGAAAAAGGTTTTAGTTTTTCAGATAACTCACCAAGGTTTCTGTAACCAACGACTATCTGCACAGATCGTCCACCAAAGTTTGCAGTTTTCATAATCGCATACCTAGTTCTAAAAGAATAATAAGAGTTGTGATCTAATAACCATGGATCTAAAAACTCACATTGTTTATATAAATCTAATGGTGATTTAGTTACAGGTGATCCTGTAAGAATTCTTTTATACTTTGCATTGACACCAAGAGATACAATATTTTTAGTTCTCTTTGCTTCTGGATTTTTTATTGTGGTTGACTCATCAACAGCCATCATTGTCTTGTGTGAATTAATAAATCTAGCTGCAAAATCAACACCATTTTTAGTTGATAAGGCCTCAACATTCATAATTAATACATGAAGATCTAGACCAGTTTCAAACAAAGTATTTAATAATTTTTTCTGCTTTTCAGATTTGTCAGAACTTTTCCACAAAACTACTTTTTTATATATGTGATCAGGTAAATGTGTAGGTATCTCTTGATCGTACCAATTTTTATACACACCTTTGGGAGCTATAATTAATAAACCATTTATATGACCTTTATCATATAACATTGCTGAATTATCTATTAAAACTTTAGATTTACCTGTACCCATCTCCATAAAATATGCAAAACATTTTTTATCCCAAGACATTTTTAATGCCTTAAGTTGATGAGCATATGGCTTGGTCTTAAATTTATAAAACATACTTTACTTTTCTTTCTAAAAGTTTATATATAACTTGAAAGGAATAAAGTCAATGGCGAAAGTTTATTTAGTGCAAGAAGTCCCAATCATAAAATATTCTAATAATCCAGAAGAAATTGGTAAACCAAAATTAGATATAACACCTGCATTAAAATATGGTGAAATTGTGGTGATAAGTAAAAGACTTGCACAAATGCAGTTTTCTCCTGGTCCATTAATTTTAGAAATAAAAGAAAAATTAAAAGATTTTAATCCTGAAGAGGATTATGTTTTAAATTATGGTGACCCTAATATAATACAATCTGTGGGTAGTATACTAGCAATAAGATTTAAAAAATACAAAACATTAAAATGGGACAGAAGACAAGAAGCGTATTATGCTATTGAAATGGATTTTACAAATATAAGTTGACAATAAAAATTAGTGGTTTATATAGAAAGCAGTAACTAGAAAGAGGATTAAATGAGTGATTTACAAAAAATGTTTATTGAGGATGCACCTCAACAACTTAACGAATTAAATAATCCAGAGTCATTATCTGGCCATGTTTTAGAACTACAAAAGCTAGAAGATGAAATAAAAATGGACGAAGAAAAATTAAATAAAAAGAAAGAGCAAGCAGATAGATTATCACAACAAGTGATACCAGAGATCATGGAGTCCATGAAACTTAAAACTATGAAATTAAGAGATGGATCTGCAATAGAGATAAAAGAAATTTATAGCGCAACAATACCTGTAGATAAAAGGGTAGGCGCTTTTAACTGGCTTCGAAACAACGACTTGGGTGATTTGATTAAAAATGAGATCACTGTTTCCTTTGGTCGTAACGAAGATACCAAGGCGCGTGAATACGCTGACCTTGCCGAGAGTAATGGGTATCAGCCTCAACAGAAACTTAAGGTTGAGCCCATGACTCTCAAAGCACTATACAGAGAGCGAGTCGAAAAAAATTTAGACTTACCCTCTGAACATTTCAATCTGTTTAAGGGAAACAAAACAAAAATAACAAGGAGCAAATAACATGAGTCAAGAAACAAGAGACTTAGCGACAAAACAAAGTGGTGCATTAGCGACATTGGACTTTGTATCAGATTCAGGAATGGGTCTTGAAAACATAGACAAGTCAGATCTTGCATTGCCTTTTCTGAAGTTGTTACAATCAGGTTCAGATGAAACTAAAAAGAAACATGCAAAGTATGTTGAAGGAGCAGAAGCAGGTATGTTCTACAATACGGTTACAAAAAAATTGTATAGTGGAGAAAAAGGAATAGAGGTTATTCCTGTCTTTTATAAAATGACATACCCAGAGTGGGCACCCTTTGAAAAAAGAGAGGGTAGACCTATCCACAATGATAGGGGTCCAGGTATCATGAGTCAAACAACTCAAAATGATAGAAACAAGGATATGCTGACAAATGGTAATGAAATTATCAAAACAGCAAATCATTTTGTAATTATCTTAGGTGATAGACCAGAAAAAGCTTTGATGACTATGAAGTCAACACAGCTAAAAGTTAGTAGAAGTTGGAACTCACTAATGGAAGATCAATTTGAGGTAGACCCAAAAACCAATAAGTCTGTACCGGCACCAATGTTTTCTAGAGTTTATAAATTAAACTCTGTTGAAAACTCTGGTAGTTTTACTTGGCATGGATATAATATTAATTTGATAAAGAAAGTAGATGATGCTGGAGTTTATCAAATGGCAAAAGATTTCCATAACTCGTTAAAAAATAGTCAAACAAAAGCTGAGTCTAATACAGAGGACTCGAACTATTAATTCTACTCTGTCAAGAGGAGATAGGGGTAGCAAAGCGAGAGTGGAGCTACCCCGACCCGGGATCTTATGGTTGATGAATTTATAAAATTATTTACAGGATACCAAGGTGATTTTGGTATTGCAGACATGTCTTCTGCACAATTAGACACAGAAAAAAATAAACTTAAACCAAACTATGAGTGGGCAGGTAGGCCCATTACACAAGGTGATTATAAGGATCACATAGAAGGTAAGATATCTATTGGTATACAACCATGTAGATTAGATAAAACTTCACAATTTGGTTGTATAGATATTGATCCAAAAAATTATTCAACATTTAAAATAGAAAATTATCTAGCACTATTTCAACAATACAAACTACCATTGATACCTTTGTTATCTAAAAGTGGGGGACTACATTGTTATTTGTTTTTAGAAGAACCAATACCAACCGTTGATTTAATCTCGGCATTAAAATCTTTTTTACTGCCTCTTGGATTAGATCCCGACACAGAGGTTTTTCCTAAACAGAAAGAATTAAAAGAAGATGACAAAGGAGAAATAAAACCAGGTAACTTTATAAATCTACCATATTTTAATAATGGTAACACTAATCGATACGCAGTCGACAAAGACAATAATAAATTAAACATAGAAAAATTTTTACAAATAGCAGAGCAAAGTAGAATAGGTAAAAAAGAATTAGATAAATTAGTTGATCAAACATATAAAAATATTTT